TTTTAAAATAAGGTTCTTTTTTGTTCTCGTTATTCCAACGTATAAAACTCGGTGAGCGTCGTCGGGATTTTTCTCCATCTCTTTCAACGCCTTACCAGACAGGTCCGTGAACAGTAGTACATTGTCCGCTTCGCCACCTTTTGCACCGTGGATCGTGGACAGTTTAATCTTGGGCTTCTCAAATATATTAACGCCCCGATTAAGCAAAGCAGTAGCATAGGCCCTGTCTTCGTCACCAATCCTGTTTAAAGCAACGTCCCATGTTGTGTCGGGCGTTTCTAGCCCAAAGTAATTTCGTAAGACAGAGATAGTAAAAAGGTCTTTCTCATCTGCACCGCCCAACATTTTCTTAGCACCGCGCTTTAAACGCCCCTCCCCACTGGAAATGTGGTCATAAAGATTGACGGCTTCCTTCAAGGATATTTCGTGACCAGCGCCTTCCTGCATGTAGTTCCAAGAGCTAATAGCAGAGCGTACGTTTTTCTTCAAAGACGGTGCTCCTTTACGCTCAAAGTACTGACCGCTAGAAGTGAGTTGGTCTGCTAATTCATCTAGCATGTAATTAGCTTGCGCGAGGACCAGCCATTCTTCGTTGCCAAACGAAATTGTGTTTGCATCGTATGTGCGCTGGACACTGCCTTCTTCTTGCCGTGGGTCCCAGATTTTTTTCTGTCTATATTGTATTCTTTGAACTACGGAATCTGCTATGCGGTGAACGCTTCGAGGTATCCGGTAAGATTGAGAAAGAACTTCCGAACCCCCCTGCAATGAAACAAAGTGGTTTATGTCTGCTCCAGCCCAGCGGTAAATGCCTTGGTCATCGTCCCCCGCTACGAACATCCGTTGACATCGCTCGTTCAGGCTATGAGCTACTCGCCACTGCAATGGTGTTAAGTCCTGTGCTTCGTCCAAGAATATTGTGTTAAGAACAGGAAGGTTGCTTGGTCTCTCGGACAGTTCGACCATCATATCGGTAAAGTCTTTCAAGCCATTAAACAACTTAAAGCGCTCATACTCGTTATATAAATGTTCAAACTCATAGAAAGGAATGACTAGATCAGTGGCATTGTATGCGTACTTTACCCCTTCTAGTGAGTTTCGAGCCAGATCAATTGCCCGCATTATTGGGTTGTTGGATTTAAGAAGCGTAAAGCCATCATCAACAATGTGCTCCGCTCCCGTAGAAGACAAGTCAACCCCTGTCTCTTTACTAAAATCCTTGAGACCTTTGTCGCCAAGAATGTCGGCATTCGACATACCAAGACTTTGAAATGCCAGACTGTGCAATGTACGGAAGTACATAAAATCTTTTTCAGGATCTAAGTTAAACCTTGAAACGGCCCTGTCCCGTGCTTCGTGGGCCGCTTTGCGTGTAAAAGCAAAATACCCTATGTCGTTCGGGGACATGCCGCCCGACAATAGTGTATCCACCTGATTTAACAGTGTGGTTGTCTTTCCGGTTCCTGGGGGTCCAAAATATCTAAACATTATCTTTTTTCAAAAAAACATCCAATTCATAACCAAGAGAGTCAAGTATCTGTTCAATCCTGTATATGGACAATTGCCGAGAAGCTTCGACATTCTCATACTCTGCTATTGTCCGCTGTGGCATCTTGGACTGATAAGCCAGTTCTCGTTGCGTCAGACCTTTCTCTATCCGCAACTCGCGAAGAAGCTGGCTCCAGTTGATAGGTTCATCTCTCAAAACGGAAGATCCTCCTCGTCATCAAAGCGAGACTCAAACTCTTCTTCTATTTTTGCAAAGGACGGTATTGACCAACATCGTACTGTGCGACCTTTAATTCTAAACTGTTCAGACCTTCCATCTATGTCGCGAAGGCGTTGCGCTATTTTGTTTGAGCGGTACTCAAAGAACTTGTTACGTTTTAGAAAAGCCTCAAAGTCTTTTAATCTAAAGTATGTGCGACCCTCTTCCTCGTCAGTCCAAGGACGGCGCAATAATATTTCTTCTTTGTCCATTGCAGACTGCATGTGCGTAGAGAACTCTTCAAGCATGTCGTAGAACTGACCGCGAAGGCTTGTGTCTTCGGACGTTGTTATGACAGCACCTTCTGTGTCTAACATCTGAGACAAGAGTATGTTCATCATGGTTTCCCAAGCTTGCTTGGTGTTGGTGCGTGGCATGAAATTAATCTGTTCCATGCACAGTATCTGAAAGCGCGATTGTTTCTGAAGCCCTTCCGTGTCGAGTTCAACAGGAGACCCGTTGACATCAAGAAACCACAAAGGCGGTTCGCTGTCATACTTCCGTAAGTTAGCTACTGTTGGTGTGTTTGCCCCACCCCCCACGCCATGCTTCCGGCTACGGCAGAGGTCTTTGTTGCAGAAATTGCAAACAGGTTGATCTGCACACTTGTACTGATAATCCTTTTTCTTTATCTGGTCCGCGACAATGTTTACCTCTTTGAGGTCCAGCGCAGGGTCCATGATCTGCTGGTTATACTCCAGTATTTTCGTTTCCCACTCGTCGGGAAAAGCTTTCCTTAAATATACACCCAGGTTAAATAATCCATTGTTTCTAGTCCCCTCTGGAAAGCCCTGCCGCAGCAAAGCCTGTAAGCAAGGTGGTCCGTCTTTAAGCTTTTCATCAACTTCTGGCACAGTCTTGGACATCAGATCATCAAGAGCCTGCTCTGTTATTGCAGAGCCCTCTGCCAAATTTAAAAATTCTTCTAATGTTGCGGCACTGCCGTCCTTATTAAATGCGTACCGTAGACCACCTTCGTGGTCAAAATACGGGAGGTTAAGAAAGTTGCCGTTGTCGCCGCGCTCTAACACCAGCTTAATCTGCTTGGGAAATATTTCGCATCCGCCAAAGCCGATCTCTGCCGCAATCTCTTTTAACTTTAATTGAACTTTCTCCGCTTCAATCGGTTCCTTAAAAAACAAGTATAAGTGTGCTCCACCTGATTTGCTGCGACACACAATCAAAGGAACCCCAACCTCTTCTAATTTTTTTATTATTGCAGAGTGGTCCAAAGGGTATTGGTCAACGTCAATTGCTCCCCAGCGGCAAAGGTTTTCCTCGTTAATTGGAACAACCCCTATGCTGACCTCTCCCTTGAGATGCGCCGCAAAGGTGGCGGCGGTTCGTGGTTCGTGGACAAATTTGTATTTGCCCTTTTGCTTACCACGAGCGTCCTTGGTGGTCATGTCCAGAGAACCATACGCTCTGTTCAGACCACGGAAAATCCGCGCAAATTTTTCAATTTGTTTTTTCATTTAAGCGAGAGGGGGAGGTTGCCCTCCCCCACAAACCTAAAAGGGTACGTCTTCGTCAGAGAGGCTTTCTTCTTCCCTGACATGTTTGACGTTTACCTGACCAGCTTGAATGGACTCAGCAAACAACTTGGCTTCCTGGTAGACGTTTACGTCTTCGACAACGCCGTCTTTACTTATCTGCCACCCATGCCAAGAACCGTTTTTGTTTTCCTCAGAAACTGTTTCCAGTTTCCATATGTGAGAGAAACGCGGTGGGGTAAACAAACTTCCGTTACCGTCTTTCATTTTCAAAGACCGCATAGCAGAGTTCCATTGTTTAGACTTTTTAAACTGTGTAGACTTCATAGGCAGTAATGCCTGCTGAGTTACGCCGTCTTCGTCAACCACAAGAATGTAATGCTGGGCGGTGCGCTCAAGATAGCGACCGTTTCCATCAACAACATAATCTTTGTTGTCATCACCACGTTCAGTTGTAGGTATGTCGTCGCCTGCCCCGTAAATAGCATGCGGAGCTCCTGTGCCAGTACCGCGAGGCTCCCACTCAATGTACTGTAGATTGTACGCACAGTTTATCACACGAACGCCGTCTTTACCTTTAACAACGTCTTTTGTTACGGTGTTGTAAATGTCACCAGCTTTGGCATTGTCAAGATCATCCAATTCGTCAGACATCTTTTGCAGTACCTTGATAAAAGGTATTGCAAGGTCTTCTGAACCAAGATTGTTAACGCCTACACCAGCATCTGCCGCGAACATGTTTTCGTCCATTACCGCTACTTCTGCGGACTTCTTTTTAGCTACTGCTTTTGCCATTGTTTATTTACTCCTTTTGATAGTTGCTCGTTGTGAGATGAAAGCCCCGAATAAATCTAGCGGGACGGGGTCCCCCGCTTCTACCCGTTCCCGTAACCAAGCTTTTAAGGTCATAGGCTCGACCTTTTCCAACTGGCTAGGAACGAATCCTTGTTCGCCGCAAAGTCCTACAAACTCTTTAGCCGTCTCATCTTCTCCACGGCCAAAGGTTACTGTGACATTATTCTTTACAAGGTCACCAAAATCGTGGTCACGAAGCCATTGAAAGGCTTCTTCTTTACGATCTTTTGGAATGCTTGCGGCGTAAATTGGTTTGACGGCAATTTCAGAGCCGTCCACTAAGGTAAATTTCTGAAGCCCCATGACTTCAAGAGCTTCGGGCAACTGCTCGTCTGTGATCTTGTGTAGTGCCGCTTTCTTTTCCTTCATAAGCTTCTCAGCGTCGGCAAGTTCACGCTCCAGTGTGGCGGCTTCGTTTGCCAGCCGTGACACAGAATCAAGCTTGCCTTCTTGTAACTGGTCTATCTTGTCGGGGGTTGCCTCAGAGTCAGAGGCCATTTCGGATAATAAGTCATTCATTCTTTAATTGCTCCTGTTTAATTGCATCGGCGGTTGACTGAACCGTCAAAAACCTTTATATGGGTATTTATCCGATGATGCAAGAGAAATCTGAATGAAAAAATATATTTTTGGAACTGAGCCCTATGACCACCAGCGGGAAGCCTTTGAGGGTAGCGCGGAGCAGGAAAACTACGCACTTTTGATGGATATGGGTACAGGTAAAACGAAAGTTTGTATAGACACAATAGCACATTCGTTTGAGAAAAAGAAAGTACAACTTGCTATTATTGTTGCGCCCAAGGGAGTTATTGCAAACTGGATAGGTGAGATAGAAACGCACCTCCCTGAACGTATAGAGACAGACACGGTCTTGTGGAAACCAAACCTGACAAAAGCTAAGCGTAAAGAACTTGTAGACTTATATAAGGAGAACGACCGATTAAAGTTTTTACTTATGAATATAGAGGCGTTTAGTACCAAAAAGGGCGTAGATGTCGCAGAGTTTTTTGTAAAGAAGTTTAAGGTCTTTATGGCGGTGGACGAGTCTACAACTATTAAGAACCGTCAGGCAAAACGAACTAAGTCTATTTGTGACGTGGGCCGTGGTGCGGTAATGCGGCGGATTCTTACAGGATCCCCTGTCACTAAATCGCCAATGGACTTGTACAGCCAGATGGATTTTTTAAGCCCCAAGATACTTGGCTTCAAGAGCTACTATGCTTTTCAAGGACGCTATGCTGTCGTACAGCGGCGGACAATGGGAGCACATTCTTTCAACAACATCGTCGGATTCCAACGTCTGGACGAGTTGACCGAGACATTGGACGGCCATAGTTTCAGGGTTCGCAAGGAAGACTGCCTTGATTTGCCTGACAAGATATACATGAAGCGCGAGGTCGAACTGACTACAGAACAACGCGACGCTTACGTTCAGATGAAGAATTTAGCACTGGCAAGGCTGGACAGTGGTGACTTGTCCACTACGCAAAACGTATTGACACAAATCATGCGTTTGCAACAGATATGTCTGGGTAGTTTGACGGACGACGACGGCGTCGTTCACCCCTTAAAATCTAACAGAAAACAAGAACTGATGAGCATTTGTGAAGAGGTTCAGGGTAAGGCAATTATATGGGCGACTTGGACGCAAGATATTCGCTCTATTGCCGAGGCCCTGCGCGACCGCTTTAGCGTACAAGCGGTTGCAACGCTCCACGGTGAAACACCTGACTCGGAGAGGCAACAGATCGTGGAAACTTTCCAAGATCGTCAATCTGAGTTACGTTTCATTGTGGGGCACCCTAAGACGGGAGGCTACGGTCTTACTCTTACAGCGGCAAACACTGTAATTTACTTCAGCAACAGTTATGACCTGGAGCTTCGCCTTCAGTCAGAGGACCGTGCACACCGGATTGGACAGGAAAACAAGGTCACCTACATTGATCTTATATCGCCAAAGACTATTGACGCGAAGATTGTCACCGCTTTGCGTAACAAGATTAAGATAGCTGATACGATACTAGGCGAAGATGCTAGGGACTGGTTATCCGACTAACTGCCTTGGTTTACGTTTTACGGACATAATACCAGACTTCTCTATGTAGCCTCCATGTTTAGCAAACAAAGGCATCCCCAGTTGACTTAAACCTGCAAGTGTTTCTTGCGAGGCAGGAGCTTGAGCCATGGGCGGTGGTCCAGCAAGAGAAACTTGACTAAGTGCAGACGCTGGCACAGGAGCCCTTGGCGGAGGCATGGCAGAAGCAACTTGTTGTGGAGTATCTGCAACCAAGGCAGAAGCAACTTGTTGTGGAGTATCTGCAACCAAGGCATTAAGAGGACGTTGCAAGGAGGACTGTGGCCCGATACTTTCATCATCGGGCTCTCTCATTTCAGTAGCTCCGGCCCCAATTTCAAATACAGTTCCGGGTCTTTGACTTAAACGTTTTATGCGACGAGCATTGTCTGAAATAAACTTTTTATGAGCATATAGCTGCGCTCGTTTAAGAAGACCTAATTTTTTATTTGGGTCCATGGTAGGCCAACTGTCTATTGCCGCAGCAGCAATTTTAGGGTTCATTAAAAACTCAACAATTAAGTTTTCCATGGCTTCACCGCGAATGTTGCCGATTACGTTTATGCCATACCTGCGACCTAATCCTGTTAAAACTAAACCACTTACTGGAAGATAATTTGCGCTCCACCCTCCTATAAAACGCCCAACGTTTCCGGCCCACTCGTCAGATACAAGATCTTTAATCTGAATATTTTTAGTAGCCGACGGACCTATTGCCTGTTGAAGACGTGCCCCCTCTGCTACTTTTGCAAAAGATGCTGCGGCGTCCGGTCCATATAAGTCACCGAGTAATTTCCCTACTTTTGGGTCTTGGGCAAGTTCAAACAATTTTTGAGGGTCCCAAAGTTTGATTTCAGCACCGCCCATAAATGCTGAAAGTCTTTGAGCTTCTTTAGCTGCTGTAGTTCCTTCTCTTGGACCAGTTAAGCCGCGTTTAACTATGTTTTCAGCAACCGCTTGTTTAAAGCCATCTAAAGCTGGGTTTGTACCATCAGGAAGAGCTCCGTTTTCAAGAACTTTTAATGTTTCGTCTAAAGTATTCGGGTTGTTTAAATACCGGTCAACAAATTTCTGTCCTATGACAAGAGGACTTGCTTCGTCTAAGAAAACAGCGGCTGAACTAAGGTTTGACTCTCTCTTAGCCGCGTCATCAACAAGAATACGAAACCCTTCTTCTGTAAATTGTTCGTTAAATGCGCCATCTTTACGCATGGCATCCACTGTTTTATCCAAGTTAGCCTTAGTGGCAGACCTCATTGAATCTACGACACGTTCGGCAGCAACAAGATCTTCAAAACCCGTAGGTTTCCCAGTTGCTTTTTTAAGCCAGTTTAACGCGGCACTGTTCTTTTCTATCCATTTAGCAGCACCAGACGTGTCAAACTTATCTCCAGCACCATACGTACGAAACCTGTCCCAAAGAGTGTCTCGTATAAGCTTAATGTTAGCTTCTGTTGCAGGGGTATTCTCAGACACTTTAAGGCCAAGAGACCTGCCTCCATCTACTCTTATTGATTCAAAAGGAGTAGGTGGTTCTGTAGCATATCTTTCTAAATTATAATTAGGGTCTAATTGAGCCGTGACACTTCCGTCCTCAGCCTGAACAAGCCGGAAGGGCGTACCCTCTCCCGTAGCTATAGGTGTTAGAGCAGTCTGAAGTTCGCGCAAAGAAGTTTCTTGTCCCGTAATTGGGGCAATCTTTTCGATAGCTCTTTCTACCGAAACTTGAGGTTCGCCTTTTGTTGTAAACCCCCGTAATTTTCCAACGGAGCCTTTTTCATACAACTGTTTTTTAGCTGCGGTCATTTTTCTAGCAGCATCTAAGGCGGTAGTATCCACTGAAAAATTTTCAGGGTCTGCAATAGCCCGTTGCAAATCGTCTATGATACGACCGATAGACATCACTTTCTGTGGGTTACGAGAAGGTCCTCCTTGTTCGACGCTCATTTCTCTTTTTAGTATAGAAATAATGTTTTGCACTTCTTGAGCGCTTCTTCCAACAGGTATACCATCTTCCGTTTTAACACCAAGAATACTTCGATTATTTATTTCATCTTCAAGCTTTACCGCGCTCCCTTCATACACAACTCCCTTGCTTAAAGAAATTTCTAGATTACCTTGCGCTGTTTCTAACTTTATCTGAGATTCGTTTAGTCTAGTCTGCGCTTTTTCAAAATCAGCTTGAGCTTTCTTTAAAGCAGGATTTCCTAAGTTTTGCTTAGACAATTCTGCAAGTTTTGCTTGAGCTCCCGTCAATTTTTGTTTAACTGCGTTAGCCCGCCGAATAACTGTTGTGTCCTCTATGGTTGCACCATCTGGAATTTGTTTCAATTCGGCTTCAAGCCGAGCTACTTCTGCGCGAGCCGCCACAACTTTAGGGTCTGTAAAATCTTCCTGATTAATTTTTGCTAAGTTTTCTGTAGCTAGATCTAGCTCTCGTTGGCGTTCTGCAACAACAGCCTCTTGGCTTTTTACAACCAAGTTCTGTTTAGCAACTTTCTGAGCATCTGGTCCGCCGCCTTTAGATGCTTGATCTGTTAAAGCATCGCGACCGGATAGCTTCCAAAGATATTTACTTTGATTTACGTCTTCTCCAGCATCCAGAGCAGCCACCTTTGCGGCAAAATGCTCTCCTATTGGAACACCGTCTATAAGTATTTCAGGACCTAAATCAGCCCCTTCTGCACTTTTTACTGAATTTGTCTTTGGTTGATCCAAACCTGAAATGTTGTTCCAGAGAAGATCTTCGTAAGAATCTATCTCTTTGTAAGATGTATCTAGCTCACGACGAATCCACATGTTAAAAAAGTCACGGTCAGAATCGCTCATGTTGTCGGGCATACTGTCCCGAATAGCCTGAATCCTTTCTTGAGCATCAAACAAAGCTTCTTCGCGGGCGTTATCTATTTTAGACAAAGAGCTTTCGTAAACATTTGTCAGAGCCTGCGACTGCTCTGGATCAAGAACCAACCGCCCTTCTTGAAAGGCTCGTATACGATTTGCGTTGTATTGAAAATTATTTGTAGCAAGACCTTGTTCGTAGTCTGCCTTTAAAACTTCATCCGGTATGTCCTCGCCTACTTTACCACCCAAATCAAGTTTAAAAATAGATTCATCTAATGCTGCAAGTATTTTATCTCTGCGATCCATCAATCTGTCGGAGTATCTACTATAAGCTGTGTTGCCTACGTTACCTCCTGCGGTAAGTGTTGCTAAATGCCCTTCTTGTAAAGTAGAAAATTTCCGTAAATTTTGAATTAACTGACGTTGTTCTGCAACCTCTGCCGTAGGCATGTTCTTCTCTGCTGCATTAAGTTGAGCCTCTAATATGCGAGCTTCGTTACGTGCAAGTTGAGGAGTGGTAAATGCTATTCGAGTAGTTCTGTCTATGTCGCGACCTTCTGCTATAGCAAGTTTAAATTGGTCATGGACTCCAATAATTTCGTTGCGGTCCTTCCAGTCACCTCCCATTTTAGAAAGAGAACGAGTGGCGGCTCTTTCTATGCCTTTTGGTGTTAAACCTTCCGCTGCACCCCTAAAAATCCGCAACGGTATTCGAACAATTGGTGTTTTTAAGGCAACGTCATAAACCGTAGAACCAACCGTCATGCCTGCAACAGGAACCGCAATTCCTCCTCCTGCCATAACGGTGTTTTTCATCCACTGAGGAGCTTCCGGATAAGCAGCTTCTAAAGCTTCTAAACTTGTCACCATTCCTGTTCCTGCAAGAGCACCCGCACCCGTTTCAAGTGCTGCTGCTTTTAAAGGATTATTTATTCCAAGTTCACTTATGGCTTCGTAAACCCTTTGCGCCGTAGGACTTCCTGGTAGTTTAGCTAATTCTCCAGCAATTTTTGTAATTACACCCCCTTCTGCGGGAGCCCCAGCTATAATTTGTGTAATCAACGAAATGTATTTACGAGCTTTAGTGCTTTCGTCAGGAGTAGTGTCAAACTTAAAAGCACTAAGCACCGCGTCAGACAACCCTAAATCATAAGGAACTTCTATATCTGTATAAGGTATCTTACCGAAGGTTCCCATTTCCTTATCTAAATAAGCGTCTGCCTCACGCGCAACGTCACCTATGTTTTCCATTCCTCTTGCTATTTGCTCGCTGCCTGCAAAAACATCTTTTGGATCCGCAGAAGCATATCGTTCAGAAGGCATGTCACCCTCAAAACCTTTAAAAGCCCAATCTAAAAGATTTATAGGAGCGTCTATGGTTGCCTGCGCCAACAAATTTCCAATATCAGCAGGCGCACCAAGAAGGTTAGCAGGAGTTCTTTGAACAGCAGGAGAAATAGTCCCACCTACAATTGTTTCAGGTCCTTGACTTAAAAATTGAACGTCACCTAAAACAGCATCCATGGCAATGTAAGCAGAACTTCCGTCTTTGTTTATGTCTTGTTCTAAAGTAACAGGATCTATGGTTACAGAACTAGGAAGATCAAAATAAGTAGAACCTCCATCAATACTTCCTTTGTACTGAAAACTGCCTCCAGGTTCTACAACAACAGAGTCTGTATCGATAATTATTTCAGGGTACAACTGATGTTTTAATTGCGGCATTTTACCTGTCCAGACTGTATGTTTTTAGTAAATAATTTCTATTAAAATCTAATTCTTTTTTAGGAACGAGATTTTTCCATCCGGCATCGCCAACGTATGTTACTGTTTTAAATCCTGCTTTTAAGTTTTGAGGATCTTTAGGAACAGGAAGTCCTTTATCATCTACTTTAATAAGTTTGTACGATACCGCCCCTCCTGTCGTATTTCTTACTGCGGCATACCCAAAGATTCCGTCATCCCGAAGACTTTTCATGTATTGTCTTGAAAACTGAGGAATAGGTTGTTTTGTAACAGCGTATTTGCCTTGATTAAAATAAGGGCTGTAAAAGTTGTTTTTAGGAGTGATGCTTTTAAGGTCAATCCCAAGCATTGCAGCTTTCTCTAATGTAGCAGGTGAAATATCAAAAGTACCCGCATTGTTCAAACCGCTTTTTACGAGATTTTTTAAATAGCCGGTTAGCTGATTCAATTTATCCTTATTAAAATCGTCAGACTCATTTAATTTTACAAGGACGTTTTGAGCGCCTTTTAAATCTCTATCGGTATACCTCTGTTCTCCTGTTTCCTTTAGAATATCTCGCGCAAAAAGCTGTTCAACTATAGGTATTGTAGCAATAAAACGATTTGCAGCTTGCTGGCCCTCTGGTGTTCTAAAATATTCCCCAACGTTTAACCCCAAAAACTTTTTGAGGTTCGCCTCTAAAGGACCCGTTACAAAACCGGTTACGCCACTTTGTTTCATAGCATAATCAAGCTTTTGCAATTGCGCTAACATTTCCAGCGACTTGTCCAGAACTTCCGCACTTGCCGCAGCACCAGGGGTTGATATAGCTTTGGTTAACTTTTCCCGTTCTGCGTTAAGTGCGTCATTAACAACAGTAAGCTGCTTGCCTCTTGAATCGGCTGTTTTAGTGCGAAGTTTAGAATTTATACCTGTCTCCTTAGATATTTTTTCCGCTAAAATGCGATTTTGAATACTACTTGGATCAAGGTTTCTTACATTAGTTGCTCTTGTTTCAATAGTCGCAGCATCGGAGTCTATAGGAAGAGGAGCTGGACTAACCGTTGACGGCCCAAAATCCACACCCAACTCACTAAAAAGAACAGTTTTGCCTGTTCCGGTTCGCAAATCTTTATCCGTACGCGGAAAAGGAAGGTTATTCAAAGTACCTTGAACATCAATGGCAAAACCCGAAACCGCATTTTTATAAGCCGCCGTTATTGCAGCAGGGTCAGTTATTTGCTCGCGGCCCATCACAACTCCAGCCGGAAGTTGGTCTTCCTTAGATAAACCTAAAGCACTTAAACTTTTACTAAGCTCTTTTGCAATAAACGTGTTGTTAAGGTCTGCGGGTTGTTGTCCCGTTTTTATAGAGTCAAAAACATTCAAATAAGATGCACGGAGGTTGTTTGCGTAAACCTGTTGTTCGGATTCCGAAAGATCTTTCGTAATAATTTCGCCGGTGTCTTGATCGACGCCTAAAACTTTGCTAAAGGGGAAGTTTTCACCCGGTGTTAAATCAGGGTTAGCCGCAAACTTTTTAGCGTCAAACCTAACGGATGTCTTACCAAGTCCCTGCTTTTCTTGCTGGTCACCCATTTGAGCCACCATGCCTCGAAAACTATCCAAGAATTTTGGCTCTTTTGTGCCTTTAGGCGTGGGAGCAGTGCCTGTTGGCTTCTGAAACATCTCATAGTTACCAAGTTCACTTCCAATAGTAATGGCCTTGTTATTGTCACCGCGAACTTGACTTGCTGTACCATTTTTAAAAACAATTTTTGTTTCAACTAAAGGACCGTACTCTTTAACACCATCTTTAGTTGCAAGAATTTCTCTAGCCATACCCGCGTCAGAAACTTTTATCGTGTCTTTTCCTACGGGTTTGCCAAGACCGTACTTGCCAAGATCACTTGCTTTGACGAGCGTCTGGCCCGAAAGAAGAGGTTGTAGTTTTAAAGTCTGTACGTTGTAAGGTGCTCCGGTATTTTTTTGTTGTCGAACTTGCATCTGACCCTTACCATCAGCCTGCGGAACATAATCCCACTTGCCGGATTCGTCCTTTTGTATAACGTAGTAGGGCGTTTCCAAAAGTCCTGAAGAAGCCTCCGGCGCTAGTTTAGTTGCAAGATCACGAAACGCAGCATCCTCCGAAGTGATCTGCTGCAAAGCCATTGCCTTTATCTGACGATCTTCTGCTGCTTTAGCTGCGTCAGAAGCTTGTCTTTGTTTCATCATCTGAGTGGCAACTGCACCTGCGTCTCCTGCAAGAGGCGAGAGAAGTTCTCTGGACAAAGTGCTTACTGTAGATTCTCCACGTTTAGGGGTAGCTCCTGCGGCAGCAAAGCCGCGTTGAGCTAAGGCTAAACCAAGTTGCAGCTTCCCTAAATTTTGTGCTTCTTCTAGTTGCTTGGCATAGTTTGTCTGTCCTAAATACTTTTTCAGTTCCGCTTCTCGTGTTCGGACAGCGCTCATATCTGGTTGCATTAAACCAGCTAAACCACCCCCCTTACCAGCTTGTCGAAGAAGGTTAAGGCGATCTATGTAGTTTTGAATTAACATTTAAACTTCCTTTAAGCCATACCTTGGCCCATGGGGCCTGCCTCTTGCATCATAGCTTGTAACATCATTGGGTCCATACCCATAGGATTTTCTCCGGTTGCCATTATACCGGCTGGTCCTTGGGCCATGTTTCCTACAGCATCAACCAAGGCTCCTGTCTCTGCGGCCATTCCGTCCGAAACTGCGCTCTTGGCTGCTAATTCGGTAATACCACCGCCTAAACCGCCGACTTCTTCCAACTCTTGTTGCATCAAAGCACCAATGCCTTGGTCTATCTGGGCAAGTTGCAGGGTCGGTTGCACAAGGGCTAACACGGAATCTGGTGTTCTTTGAGCGTCCTCTGGTCCAACAACCTGCGCCAAACGGGCACGGTACGCTTCCACACCTTCGTTTTCATCCCAGACAGCGTTCATAATGTCTTTGAAGTCACCTGCCATGTCCATGTTACTGACAGTGCGGGCAACCTCTTCATTGACGGCATTGCCTACTTCTTCAGCAGCAAGTTCACTCGTAGCCGCCTGTAGTTCATTTCCGGCTGTTTGTATTACTTCTGGAGGAAGTTTCTGTGCTTCCTGATATATCATTGCCTCTTGTTCCGGTGGCATTGCAGGCATGTCCATCATCATGTCTTCGTCCATGGCAGACATGATGCCACCCTCTGCCATTTTAACACCACGGCCCATTAAAACATCTTTCTGAGTTATTTTTCCGTCGCCGCTAAGATCCGGAAAGGTAGACCCGCCTTCGGCCATGCGTCGTGGGTTCATATTCTGGTTAAACATTCTTCTATCGTATATTCCGAGCATGATACTTTCCTGTTAAAATAGTCCGCCAATTTGTTTAGCAGCGGCAGCGGTTCCCAAAAGTCCGGTTCCTATTCCCGCGATCTGTTGAAAAGCAGAGGGGGTTGGAGCAGAGGGCGCAACTTGCGAGCCCAGAGAAGTTTGAGTAGAAGGAGCACCTTTGTAAATATCTGACAAGAACGCAACGCGGCTGTATGGCTCATACAACTGTTTTTGCTGGTTAGCCCGTAAGGCATCAAGTTCAGCCTGTTGCTGTGCTTGCTGCTCCCGACCAAGCTGCTGCATGGTTGAAATGTCTTGAAGGCCAAGCTGCTGGGATAGTTGACCAAGGCCTAATTGCTGACCGCCAATACCGGCTTGTTGTGCTGCAATACCTGCCTGTTGTTTTCCCAGATTACCGTACAGTCCTGCAATTCCGCCAT